GTAACCGATTGTGAGTTGGATGAAGTAGTAGCCTGGTGAGAGGCCAAAGATGTGCGAGACAGCACCTGCAGGGCCGCTGGCAGCCAGCTGGCCCGAGAGACTTCCTTCCGAGATCGTCTCAGCCCAGGACTCGGTACCAAGCGGAATCGCCGCAGTGGTGCCGGTAGACGCCTCAAGGAACGCGTACGCGCCGACACCAGCGGGCAGCTCCTCCAACTGTGGAATGACAAAGTCATATTCCCAACAGATGTAGAGGCTGCCAAGCGCCGTGGTGGCGGGCATGTCCGTGTTCGCAAGAACGCGCCAAGTGCCCGGGCTGATCAGGCGCGCGTCGCTACCGTCTGCATCCGCATAGTAGTCTTGAGTACGATTGTCCCAGCCGTAGCCGCAAACATTCATACCCCAGACCTGCGAAACATCAGCACCGGCATGCGAACTCGCAACCTGGATTGCCTGGCGACCCAGATACGAAAAGTCGTCATCAGCGTCCGGATCAATGAACGCGATGACCTGGCCAGCAGTCGTGGCGGGGCACGACGGCTCGATGAGGCCGGCCAGTCTCTTGGGGCGGAATCGCTCGAACAGCGATGCAAAGCGTTGTGCTTGGGTTCCTGCCCAGTCTGGACTCATTGGGTTCAGATCGATCTCAGCGAGTTGCGTTCCGCTAACTTCACTGTTCACGTTCAAAGCCCCCAAATAGTCCATTCCGGACATGCGAATTCCATTCAAACGCCCGTCCGACCCAAACTTGGGCTTAAATCCATACACGCCAGTGCACGTCGCGCAACTGGCGGATGACGCCAAGGGGACCCCGCCGCCGCTGCTGGAGGCAGCCTGCGCGGGTCCAACAGCTTGCAGGTTGGCCGCTGAGGGCCCATGCTTAGCAAGCAACAGGGGTGCCACAACCGGAGCCAACTCGCCGGCGATCTTGGCCGCGCCAGCGAGAATGCTCCAGAACGGGTGTGCCCCCTTCTTCTTCGACTGCTTTCGAGCCACCTTTCCGGTGAGTCGTGCCGCAGCCTGGGCAGTTCCAAGGCCGGGAGCCACTGCCATGAGTGCACTCCGGGCCTCAACACGCTGCGCCTTACGCGCAGCCTTCTTCTTTGATTTGGTCATTTTCACGTTAATACTGGATCCCACAACGTGAAGTGGGACTGTTCATCGTGCGGTACTGGTTTTCGGCCAGCCAACCCGTGCAGTCTCTCGGCGAGTTCCGAGATGCTCCGCCAGCGGGGACGCTGACGGTTATCACAACCAACCCCATACAGAGCCGGCAAGCCACCTTTTGGGCGGCCACCCTCCAGCAATCTTCATGGTTGGTGATCATAAGCAATCTCTTAGCACGGCATTTGACACCTTTGGACGACCAATCCGCAGGCAACCGTTTTGGGCTGTAAGCCGCACGACCCAGAATCCTCTAGCAAACCACAACACCGAGGCATCCCCTAAGGTACCCTCGGTCAAGTGGCCCACACCCTTGTTCAACAGTCGACAAATCTACTGGAACAGTTCGAAAGTGCCTTTCCATCAGCACTTGATGCCACGGCTCAATGCCGAATGCGCGGTGAAATGACAACCGCGCTTCCGGTGAGGTGTCACGAAAGCGTCGCCGCATGCCTTTGGCGAGGCGGGCCATGCCCGTCTCCAACTCTGGGAACTCGCCGGGTTTCGCACCTGCGGCAAGCTCACGATAGCGCCGGTAGAACTGGTCCCACACCGGCAGCCCTCCGCTGATTGCCTCACCGCAGTCAGAGACCGCGCGAAGCCACATCTGCAAAACACCACGCTGCTCGCAAGGAAGCGTCGAGCAGGTGTCCTTGGCAATTGCTGTACGAGGGTCACGCACCATCGTCCAGCGCTCACCGTCAAACACAGGTTGTGTTTGGCAGAATTCAACCTGCTCAAACACTTCCCGCGGGGCAGACATCTTCATGGTGAAGCCGTGGCGCAAGAAGAACGCCGGAACGGCGTCCTGTAATAAGCGCACATCCTGCTTCTCCACGATCAGCACAGAGTCGTCGCCATCGTCGTAGAACTCGAAGGCGACACCAAGCTGCGTCAACAGCTGGTAGAACAACATCGACATGATGACCACATTTCCCATCGCAGTGTTCATGTCCCCACTGCAACGGCCGCCGCGCTTCTTGAGCTTCACGACGCCATCGTCGGTTCGCCCAAAGAAGCGGAGATCAAGCTGCCACCGGAGTAGCCTCGCGAGCTCAGGGTCCTGTTCATAGAGCATGTTGTACACAGAGTGCTCAAACTCAAGAGCCTCAACGCTGACGTGCTGGTCAAAGCGTTTAGCATCAAAAAGGAGAGCAACTGGACAATAGAACTTTTCCCATTTCTCGCGTAGGGTTCTGGCGCGACGGCCAAAATTGTGGCCTTTTGCAACAGTCGATTCGTGACACCCCAAAGCCTCAAACATCTTGTCGATCATGTGATAAACTTGGTGTTCAATGGGCTTGAGGTAAACGCCAACAGCAAGGTTGTAACGCGGGTTGCGTGGGTAGATGATCCGGGGAGCGGGGTCTAGCTTCTCGGAAAAATTGATTTTCTCACACTTGACGAAGCCACTCACGAACGAATCAACCAGGGACACCGTTCTCTGTTGCAAACTGATCTTTGCCTTCAGATACACAGTGCGCTTCCGACCCTCATACATCCCAACGAATTCATCGTAGGAGATGGGGGTGGGCCTGAAAGAATATGCGCGAGCCACAGTCAAAATGCGATCCATATCTTCCCATGCACCTTCTGCAGGTCTAGGGGGTCGGTGGAAGGTCCCGTCGGCGTCCTGGACATATAGGACCCTCTCCACGACTCCTCTCTGCAAGTTAACAACTCTGTTGTTATGGACGCCGTACGCTACAGGGGGGGATAACGGTAAGCGGTAAAGCTTCCGTTCTTTTGCGGTGCCCGGCCTGGGCTCGACCACAAGGCTGGTGTGCAACGGGCAGTACTCGGGCAAAACCGGTTCTCTCTCGGACACCGGTATCATGCACTGCCTCGTATCACAGCCTCGAAGCCTGGCCACGGCTCCCTAACCCTCCTTCCGTTGCGCGGCACGTTTGTAGTCTGCAACTTGCTGCTGAATGGTTGAACTCCAACGCAAGTACTGAGCATGAACCTCAGCATCAAGCGGCGTAAACGCAAGCTCTACTATGCGATCAATCGTGGTGGCGATATGAACAAGACGCACACCTTTGTTTCGCATTTCCTTCTGCAGCTGTTGCCGGACCATCATGACCTGTGCCGGCTCCGAACGAGCCTCCACGGTGCAAGTAAACACAGACTTGCACCAGTAGACCCAATAGCGTTGGTGATTCGTAAGCGAACGAAA